GACTGGTGCTCTGCTACCTTAGCACATCAGTCAAGCACTGTCAAGCGGGTTCTGGAATGTTCTCCCAAACGATGTCACCATATGCATCTACCACATATGCATGGATGTAATGATCTTCATCAGGACAGTAATCAATCTTAGGGAACCACGACCTAGCATTTAATGTTGCCAGATCATCATCGGGGAACTTAATTGTATTGAATGTACCTTGCTTAATAATGTCAAGCACATAATCTTCAATGAATTCTGCATAGAATGCATTGACAGTTGCTTTCTTTTCATCACTCAATGCATTATATTTGACTAGATCAAAGTATAAGCATGAGCATTGATATCTTTGTGCATATGATGCTACAAGATCATATACTTGCAGTTCATTTCCTTCAATAATCATGATCCCTCTCCATTTAATTCATCTTCAGCAATAGTGATTAGTTTCTCCAACCAGATCTTTCTGTCTGCAATCTGGTCTGCTGTCAGATTCTCTTCAACTGTTTCTGTTCCTGTATACTTAGTACCTTCATTAGATTTAATGTATTGATATTCTTGAAGTAGAGTATCAAAGTAATTTTTCTCAGTGAGAGACTTCAACACGAGATAATGTGCGATTCTATCTCTAAACTGCTTTAGATAATGCTTACCCATTGCTAAGAATTGGGTTGCAGTCTCCAAATATTCTTCTTCTGGGTTCTCAATAGAATATAATTTCTTAAAAAACTCAGGGGAGATTGGAAACTTAGTCTCTTCTACATCAGTGGAGAACTCAGTGCTAGCAGTCAAGTCTCTAAGTTTCTGTCTGTATTTTGTATACAATGCTTTGTCTTCTGCAGACAATCCACAATCAGAAACCATTGCCCAATCAGTTTCATCTAACAAGAAATTACGAGCAAGTCTTACAGTCAGAGGGGAGACCTGTTTCTGAACTGAATACATTCTTGCCAGTTGCTTCTCATAATCATCATCAGCAATTTGATCTAAAAGATAATACCCTTCAATTAGTTTATCTTTTAGTTTGATTGCTTCTGCAGAGTCAACCTGCTCCATCTCATAATCTTTCCACTCAAACTCACCTGTCTTAAAGTTCTTCACATACTTCCTGCGCTTCGCAAAGTATGTGTTATTTGTGTAGAAATTAAATGAGATTAATTTATCCTTATCACTATCCCATAGAGGATAGAGGAATGGAGTCAACTCATCTTTCCAGTATGTGTCTGGAATAGTTTTAGTAAGACCATTATATGTAATTTCTTGCTGAATAACATCAAGTTGAACCTGTAAAACAGGCATATCAGCTGTATTGTAGGTTGACATGCTATCTAATATTAGTCTCCAAGTATATTTAGAACGCTTTAATTAGGTACTTACACAACCTGTATGGGTGTATCATAGGAATGTGGAAGTCTGGATCAATAACACCCTGTGGTTCAATTTTAGTAGTTGACTTAAGTGTCAATGTAGCATCGGATGCAGCAAGACCAGAACTATATGTAATACCAGGACCAGTCTCACCTTGAATAGTATATGACAGAGAATCAATCGCTGGTTTAGAGATAGCACCAGGAGAGGGAACAAACACTAGTTCAGTAACTTTCTCATTCCAAATAATAAACTCAGCGATGCCATAGTGGTCAGTATCTTCTGCATTATCATTTGCAGCAGATGACACTGCTCTTGGTTGTTCAACCTTAAATTGTGTTGCTGCTGATTTTGCCTGTGGTGGAAGTGCTACAGAATATGTGTACCACTTCGTATTTCCAGCAGTACCATCCCATGTTTGGTTGACTGGAGGAACATTTCCAATAATAGGATCATTTCTAACAGCATTAGGATTGACAATGGTATCCAAAAGAACCCAAGTAGTTGTTCCTTCTAATCTATAGTATGCTCTTAATACTTCTTCTGGTACGTTACCGCCATTGACACCATTTCCTCTACAACATTTAATTGAGAAATAATTTGCATTCTCAGTGTCTACAGGTATGGTAATAGCAAATCTTGTTGGATTTGATGCATTACCAGTACCACCAAATTTTAAATAGTTTGTATATACCTGCGAACTTCCAGGAATCATCTGCAGTGTTGCAATTGATCCTGTAGTTGGATCAAGAGTTGCTGCACCAACTGCAACAGATCCACTACCATTCATGACATAAATGTAGGGAACTTCAGTAAATCCTGCTCCACCAGAACCTAAAGTCAATGATGAAACTCTATTGCCAGCTAGAGATGCCGTAACGCTAGCACCTGTACCATCTCCAACAACATAAACTTGTGGAGTTTGATTGTTTGGTAGTTTAAAGTTGCCAGCAGTTCCAGTTCCATCACCATTACCATAAATGTTAAGATCCCAGGTATTTGCATCAACAGATGCTTCTGCAATGACATCACCAGTAGTTGTTGAGGTAAATCCACCCTCATATCCAACAATCTTACCAAGACCAATTCTTACATATCCATTGCCACCACCACTGGTAGATCCTGATGTTGATCCGCCCATAGATGCACCTGCACCACCTTGACCTACCCAAACTTGGATAGAAGCAGGACTATCTAAAACTCCCCACGATTTAGAGTTACGATACCATCCACCAGTACCTCCACCTCCACCACCAGGAGTCCAATAGTCATCATTATAATCAATTGAAATAGTCGCTCCAGGATGCTTACTAGGGGCAGTTCCTAAACTTCCAGACGAGAAAATGTCAGATCGGTATGAACTAACACCCGATAGTCCTGCACCACCACCCTGGTGACCCCCATCTCCTCCAGGAGCACCGCCTGGTCCTCCTGATGCACCACCGTTTCCTTGTCCACCGAAGGTGAGACCGTTACGAGCGACACCAGCGCCGCCTCCGCCGCCTCCACCACCAATACATCCGTAGTGTCCACCTGTACCACCAGCACCAGGACCCAAAGCAGATGTTGTTGCTTGCAGTCCTACTGGAGGACCACTGCCATTAACACCAGCACCACCATCATATCCAGTAGCACCAGCGCCACCACCGCCACCTGCACCTGCAACAATCAGAGAACCCCTCTTCAAAATAGAAGAAGCACCGCCGCCGCCACCGTCAGCGTCCTGATACCCTTCACCACCATATCCACCATCGCCCGCGTGAGGTGCGTTACCACCATTTCTACCCGCTGCTTTAGGACCTAGCTGTACACTCCAACTATATGATTTTACTTGGTTCAGTTGACTTGATGAGACTTGTAAGACTACATATCCTCCCAAAGCTCCCGTGTATCCACCGCGAGCATTTCCACCTTTACCACCCCAAAGACTGAATGTTGCACTGATTGGATTTCCTACACTGTTTAGATTAAAAGAACCATCCGAGGATAATGTTTGTGTGTATGTTCCACTCTGTCCACCAACTAGAACGTTGATACCAGAAGTAGCGTCTCCATATGGAGTGTAGATGGTTTGTCCACCACCAAGTCCACCACCGTTTGGATTGTTTGGATAATCAATCTTAGGCCAACCATTATATGCAACTCCAGGTGTACCTGGGAATCCTTGCTGACCTGCAGTTCCTGAAAAACTTTCCGATCCTGCATTATTTACTGATCCACCATCACCACCTGATCCACCGTTTTGACCATTAGTGGCACCACCACCTTTGCCACCACCAGCAGTGAGCCATATTTTAGATCCATCACCAACTTTAACAATAGTATTTGTACCATCGTTTCCAGCAGCAGTACCAGCAGCTCCAGATCCACCGCCACCAATAGCTTCAATAATAAGATTATCTGGTGCTCCACCAGATAAATTGCCTAGATTGATAGTATATGGACCGCCAGGACTGGTGTATGTCCACTCATCACTAAAGTCATAAATTGGTGTGCCACCTGTGTTAATTGTTCTTCCACCAATAACAGAAGCACCTGTAAATATCAGTGAAATTGGGTTTGGAATATATGTTTGGAATTCATATGTACCAGCACCTTGCTCACCTGAAGCAAGATAGAACTGGTCTGTCTCAGCAGCACCAGGATTTTTAATAGTACCGTTACCACCAGCACCACCAAGATAGTCTAGGACATCATATGTTGCGACTGTATTATCAGTGTTTGGTTGTCTTAATAAACCATGCTTGTGAGTAAATACCTGACCTGTTGTTGGATACCATCTTGTCAATCTACCATTTCCTTCACGATAGTCTTGAAGATATCTGTCTCCAGAAGCTTCTGAAATATATTCAGATGTTCCAGGTATACTATGAAATACAGTATGAGTATGCTGTGGAGCACCAGGCAATTTACTCTCACGCATTGTGATAGTAACTGTCTGAGATCCAATAATATCTACCGCAGTTGTTTCAACTACCTGATCGTAACCAGTAGTTGTGATTCTTCCCAATGAGAAGTAATCATCTTGCTGTTGCTTATCAAAATACCATGCACCACCTGTTGTTCCAACTCCTAAGGTTGAGTTACCAATATTAGGAGAATTATTTCCATATACAGGAGAGTTACCAACAATCTTTCTTGCTTTTGTATCAGGAACAGCAAATGTACCTAGATATGGATCACCCCAGTTCTCCAATACATTGAATCTATTGATACCCTCAATAGAACCATCAAATTTATTAATTCTTACTACAGCAGATGCATTAGATCCACCGCCACCACTAAAAGTTACATTAGGTGGATTTAAATAATCATATCCTGAACCAGCAACAACTACATCAACAGCAATTACTTCGTTTGTTTGGATATCAATACGTGCTACTGCTTGTGCCTGAACTCCTGTTCCTGTGCCTATAGATGGTGCTAATGATCCAAAAAATGGTTGTCCAGTTGGTAATGTTGTTGAGTTAACAAAATTACGGATCTGAACGTGAGCATTCGGATCAGTTTCATATGCTGCATGACCACCTTGAGCAAGTTGATATAGAGTACAATTAACACCTGCCGCAGTGAGATCATTGTAATAATCCAACATCCATTGATATTGATTACCATCACCAGCATCATCATCTAATGCCTGAAGGAATAGTAATGGTGCGCTGTGTCCAACTGTGTAAGACTCCAGACCGATTGATTGATATGGTTGAGAACCATCTCCAGCAGAAGCACCATGAATGTTTGCAACTTTTGTGCATGAAAGAGAACCAGCATTAGTAGAACCAGGAGCACAAGTTTGGTCAAATTGAATAGGACCAGGAGCATTTGCAATTACACCAGCAATACCTGAAAGTACTGTATTAAGCTTGGTGACGATTTTACCACCTTGAGAGTGTCCAAATAGATACACATCTCCAAGTGTCTTGGTTATGTTACGAGTAGCAAGATACGGGATAAGATCAGTCTTTGCCCATTCTACTGCTGCCTGGCAATAAGGCAAGTTGTCTCCCATCAAAAATGTTGCTGTCTCCGCACCAACATTAGGGAGACCATACTGTCTTTGGTTTGTAATATGATCCTGAGGGTATGCAACAGAGAAGATGATCTTATCTTTAATAACAATGCTATTAAGCCATAAATTACGTTGGTATTCTGCTGCATCAGCAATAGTACCAGTAGGTCCTAAAGTACCATGGAAAACAACTACAACGTCAACTGTTGTGAGATCGGGTGGTACATACAAAGAACCCATGATTGGATAATCTGTACCATTAAGATTATATGTCTGTCCTCCTGCACCAGGAGGATCAATATCAACAACAGGAGGACTAGTATATCCACCACCACCATTAACTACATCAATACCACTACTAGATCTACCACCATAATCATTTCCAATTACTTCAAATAAAGCAGGATAGTCACTAATATTGTGTACTGATCCATCACAATATAAGTATCCATCATGAGAATATGCTGGATCATCTCCATTTAAATAGGCATCACCCTGCAATTCAGACAACGCTGGATAATCAGATGCACCCGCTCTAACATAAGTATTATCAAACGAATTTTGTCCTGTCTTTAAGTTGGGTACAATGGCACCAATTGGTGTTGTATCTACCAAAAGATCAGTAAAAAATCCTTTTCTAGCGTTCCTATAACCCTGAGACATAATTAGATTTTAATTAGATATTCCATGATGATAAATGGAGCAACAGCAGAGTCCACTGAAACAGATGCATCAACCCCAATAGACATTGTGGTGATAAGGTTTTCTGGTGGTACGATGATTGCTCTTGTCTTCACTTTATATGTATGTTCGGTTTTCTCCAAATCAATTCTATGACTATGACGAGTTGGATCTTCCCCTGCTCCGATAGTCAATTCAGTAGTATCTGTGGTGACATTTTCAATGTCAGGAGTACATCTAGATGTTTGAACGTTTTGATTACTCTGTAAAGGCAAAACATCATATAAACTATTGTTATTAAAATCTTCAGGAACACCTTCAGCACCTTGAACATAAGTTGCAGGAACTGTTACAGTGCCATCACGATCAGTAGTTCCTGAACCTCCAGTACACCCAAAAAGAATAAAGTTTGTATCCTCATATCTCGCAAGGTTTGATCCATCAGCAGATCCATCAGATGAATCTCTTTCAACATCAAATTCTTCATTATTGATACAGTTATATGTGTATTGCTCTCCAGCACCAAAGATACAACCACCATAGTAAACTGTCTGGAATAAACCATTACCCCAAACAGCAGATCCCGAGAATGATGTACCTGAGTTCGGATTCCATACATCAATTGCTAGACATGGTTGCTGTCCACTTCCAGGTTCTCCACTACTATTTGTAGTAGCATCTAACCAGTCTTGAATATCAATTGTTGTTGCATTTCTTCTACCCGTTTGTCCTTCAGCTGCTGGTGCATTAGATGACGTTTCACTTGCAGTGAAGTTTCTTGCTCTAACAGCAGAGTGGAAATGAGTGTGTGGATGAAGTGCATTTTCTTCTACACCCTCTTCATCGGTGTAGTGTGATGCTCCAGCATACGTATATGATGGTCTACCTCTAATAGGAATTTCTTGTGATGGTACACTAATCTGTCCAGAATATGTAATTCTTACATCTTGACCGATAGCAGATACAGATTCAATGCCAATACCAGATCTACTGATCTCAGTACCTAATGCATTAGGGAGTCTAATATTATTATATACACCAGCGTTAGCACCAGATGTTGGTTCTGGATACTTAGATCCTAAGTCAGGTACAACAAATTGTGTTTCAGTAATCTGATCTCTATTAGTGCCATCAATATTTTTTCTTACATACTTTGAGTTTTCTCCTGTTCCTAGAATCGCTGCTAGTCTTGGATAATCTTCAGCAAAATATCTACTGCCATCACATTTTAAGTATCCTGCAGGTAAATTTATAGCGTTTCCACCGTCATCAGGAGTGCCATCATACTGTACTGGCCAGATAATTATTTGACCAGTGAGATTGCCATATTTTGCTCTTTCTCTTGCGTAAAATGTTGCCATTAGTATGCTTTGATTATGAACGTCATCGTAACGTTTGGTTGTGCTACATCACATGAAATATTTAGAGCATTCTCCAAACTATCTGCCTGTAAAGAAGAACCATCTGCATCAGATGCTGTATGAGATGGTGGTCCAGACATAGATCCAAGACCTTGAGCAATCTCAAAACTACCATGATTGTGAGCTCTAAAAGCTTGTTCTAGAGGATTTTTATTGTCCTTTGTCAAATTTAGACTGCATGGATATGAACCATGTCTGAACTGCAAATCATAAGTGCCGCTAACCAACACAGGAGTGTTCAGCGTAACTTCATACAATCCAGTTGCTTCATCAAGAACTACACCCTGCACAAAAGTTCCTTCTCTCAAAATTTCATACTTTTGATCAACATTAACAGGTGTCACATACATTAGTGGTGTAATAGCATCCCACTGGAACCAATTGTTTGGGAATGTACCATAAGGCGTTCTCAAATCTGTATTTGCAGGGAGAGTAATTCTATTTGTAGCATCAAGTAAACAACCAGTAACAGCAAATACAGGAGCAGTTTCAGGATCGTCTACTAGTCCATCTGCTCTAACAGGAGATCCAGTATCATATCCATAGAAGTTGGGTCTACTCCTTACTTCCATTGGTCTTGGGAACATACCAACATGGCATGGTGTTTTATGTGTAGATACTGGAACAGTGTCTACGATTTGATCAGTTTCACCACGTCCAAATAAAGTTTGAGTGTAAACGTCTGAAGCATGTCCACTACCCCTAAACACTCCGTCTCGGAAGTCATCTTCACCAGCAGGAACAAATCCCCAATAATTTTTTCCTGTACTATCCTGAATGAATTCCATAAATGAATCACATCTTGGGAGAGTATTCTCTTTATTACCATCACCATAGAATGTAATTAACTCAGCACCATTTTGCCAAGTGGTAGGTTCTGTTGCTTCCAGAGCACACGTATTTGGTCCTCTAGTTTTAGCACAAGCATTTGAAGTAGATGCACTACCAGTCATAACAATGCCTTCATCCGTTCTGAATGGCATAGGACCAGCACCAGTAGCATTAACAGAAGCAATTCTGTCCGAGTGACCATGTGATGGTGTATGGTTAATACCTAGTTTTCTGTTTAATGTATGAATTGTCTCCAGAAAGTCGGGTGCGGAAAGAGTAATATTAGTAAATTTAAAATATAAATTACCAGTTAAATTTAATGTAAAATCAATATCAGCAGTTGCTTCGTGTGTAGTTCTGATTGAAACTGTTTCGCCATAGTCTGCAATTAAATCTCCAAGAATACTCCCATTTTCATCGTATACTACCTGATCAGCATCTGGTTGACCCATCTGATAATCTGGATCATACAGATATTGACGTTCCAAATCCATCAATACGCTGTTTGAAATTTGAGGTAATCTAAAAGATGCCTCAGTTCCATAGTATGGAAATTCTGGGTGATTTCCTTGAGCATCTGTCATGTCACCACCATAAGTATCACCTAAAACAGATGCCAATAGTGGATAGTCAGCAGCACTTAATGTTTGCCCTGTGCAAACAATCCATCCTTTGGGAATGTTTGAGGCAAGGAATCCCGTGCCTCCATCCCCTCCCCATGGCATGATGGTGCCAATTTTGGCAACCCTCATGCTCTTAATTGAGTCGTAGTATGCGGTCATGTTCTTCTTCTTAGAGTTCTACCAACCACCAACCACGGAGTGAAGGTGGAATTGTTTGTGCGTTTGAAGATCCTTCAATGTCAACAACACCAACATAGATTAAACCAAACGCAGCATTACGTGACTGGATAACAAGTTCTCCAGAATCCCATGCAGTTGTTAATGTTTGACCTGCACCAGCTCCAATTCTAGATCCAGTGCTATCACCTTGAATTGGAGTTGCATTATTTGCAATCTTCAACGCTCTAATAACTAAGCTGGTGTTGTAAGTCAGATTACCACTAAGTTCAATGAATCTGATCATATCGCCAGTTTCAGGATTTTCTGGGAGATATAGGACCATGTTGCTTCCAGAAGAAGCATTGATAATGTAGTTGTTGTTAGCTTCTAGTGGATTATCTTGCTGTTGTCCAATGCCAGTTCCAGGATCAAATGCGACATAGGTTTGTCTTCTACCACCATTACGAGTCCAATACTTCTCAATACCGAATGAATCAATAGCATTGTTATGATAGATTTTGAAGTCCTTAGCACCTTCAGTTCCGCCAGTACCAGCGGGTCCTAAGTTATCAATATGGAACATTACTTCAGTTCCACTCTCATCCTCTCTAACAATTCCCTTCTGATAGAATCTCTCACCCATTAAGACATTACCTTCTCTGTTAGTAACACGGAAGGATGTCTCAGTAGAGCAGATGCCATTCATCTGGCAATCATCATAGTAGACACTAATGTCACCATAGAATGTACCAGGACCCTTGAGAGTTAGACCGCTGGTGTTAGTCTTAGGATCTTCAATAGATCCGTCACCAGAGTGACCATCATCGTTAGAGATCGCCATGACCAGAGTCTTACCATCAGAACCATACATTCTGAGAGTGCCACTATAAATCTCAAGATCCTGATGGACTGTGACATTACCACCACCAAAGAGATATGTTGGTGTAGTAATTTGTGTATTTGGATTCCTAACCTGCTTAGGCATCTTGATTGCATATACTGCATCAAGTGAACCATCAATACTATCAGCAACGAAGAATTCCGTGCCAATTCTCATCATCGTGAAGTAATCTAGTTTTGGCGAAATTAGATCGGCATCACGTAAGGTAAGTTCTAGTCTTTGAACATTAGTATTTGGTGTACGTGCCTGATATGCATTTGCACGATCATTGACAGAAGCTGGTAGATCATGTAGTAGAGTTGTGGTTCTCTCATACTTCTCAAGTTTAACAACATTTGTGCCTGCTTGGAATGCCTGTGCAGTCGTTCCTTCAACACCTCTACCGCCAGTAGGATAATTGACATTAGATGATGTTGGCAGATAAGTTAGTCCACCCAAAGTGAATGGATTTGCAGTAACTTGAATGATTTCAATTTGAGCACCTGTTACATAAATTGCAACATAATCACCAGCACTGAAAGCATCTACGTTAGATGCGATTTCAATATCAGATGTAACACCAACAATTGCAGATGCAAGAGTGGTGATAGGACCAGTTGTCAGTTCAGTCTGAGGATCAAATCTGTATACTGTACAAATATCAGCATCCTTGACATATGCAGATCCTGTAGTACCAAACTGATTTGCAAGGAAGATTACAGTACCATGTGTATTACCAATCTCGGTGTCACCTGTACAGGTATCAACCTCAAAAGTTGTGATTGGATTCAGTGCTCCATTAGTAATGGTTAATTTCTTATTAGTAGGAGCATTAGTAAATGGTGTTGTGCAAGTACCATTTAGATTCAGAGTACCATTGATAATGGTGGTCTCAGAATTAATAATAGTATCACCTGTTGTTGAATCAATCTCAAATACAGTGTCTTCATCGTTGGTATCACAACCATTCTTGATTCTAAACTTCTTAGCGACAAGATCAAGTAGTGTGTCTACCTTGAAGACTTCACCAATATCAAATACATCGTTGTCATAACTTGATTCTCTAGAAACGATAACGTAGTCAGCGGTGTTAATAGAACCACCAAACTGTGCCAGATATACATTCTCAGAATCACCTACATCATCAATTGGTTGCTCAAGCCATGTAGCATCAAACTGTACATTACACTTGAAGATAGAAGTTCTATCTGGGTGATTGTTACTAATACCAGTGAAAGTACCGAATGGTTCTCTCTCAACAACGATGTAATATGGAGCAGTTGCAATTCTTGGAGTAGAAACAACTCTCACAAATTCAACAAAACTTGTGGAAGGAACTGTATATGATAGTGTGGTAATACCATAGTTATCATAAGGTGTTCCACTAATTACTTCCTGCCATAACTGGAATTGAACATTTGCTTGCTGTGCATCAACAGGAACGTCAATTTGTAGTCTTGCAAAGTTCTCACTTTCATCCAACCACTTCTCAAATGTTGGCCAAGATGATGGATCTGAATCGTCTAGATTATCTGGAGCAATGAATCCAAGTGATGTCCAAGTAACACCACTATCTAATGAATAACGTACTTGCAATCCTTCATTAGTTGCATCAGGAAGTTCTCCACCGTTAACGTTATTACCAACGTAGATATCAAGCGTAATTGCAGTGATTGGACCCAATCCATTGTAGAATGATCCATCAACTGCATTAAATGTTGCATATCTTGGACCATAGAAGCTTGAATTAGCAGTAGCAGTATGGAAGTGCAGATATGATTGACCTGTAGCAAATCCACCGTTAGTTCCAGAACCAGTTCCACTAGCAGAAATATCTACACCACCAGAAACCTCTGCAATAATACCTTGAGCAGCTGTTCCTGTATTATATGTTGCAAATCCAATTGGTTGAAGTCCATATGGTGCCTCAGGAGAATCAATCAATAAGATATCATTCTCAGTGAAGTATGGATTACCTAAATCATCAAGTGCTTCTCTGACTAGAGGTAGATAGTACTGATTACCAGATAGTGCTGGTAGATTTTGTGGTTCTACCTGTGGGTTACCACCAATATTGGTGATTGCCTGCTGATAGAAATTACCACCCCAGTTACCACTACCAGTCGTATCAATTTGGTTATACTGACTGTCTCCATCAACGTATCTTGCAACTGTAACAATATCAACGTTACTGTTGAATAGATTATTACCGAGAATTCCTGTTGGGTGAGCAATTCTATTAGATCCCGACTGGGCTCTGTCAGCAGTGAATGAGTATGATGCAAATCCACCACATAGAGTAACATCAGAGTTAAATCTAGCAGTTGAATCAACGATCAGATTGTTTCTAATTCTCGTAGATCCACCCTGACCACCAATAACAATCTCAGATGCGTTAAGTGCAAAGTCAACTTTATTGGTCGCAGAGTTGCCAGAGAAAAATTCTAGTTTTCCTGCAGAAGAAGTTAGTTTTACAGATTCCAGAAGTCCTCTTCTAGTACCTAACTGGAAGTCACCAGATACTTTCAGAGACTTATTATCAATTTGAGTGAATGATAGAGACTCGTTATTGTTGTAAGCACCACCAATTGTGATTCTAGAAATATTAGTTTCAGTTTCTGGTGTATTACCAAAGAAAATATCACTAACAGTTGAGTATCCACCAAAGCGAAGTGATTGTGCAGATGTCTGATCATCAAGAACTCTTAGTGCAGTTACTTTAGGAGCAATGTTTAGAGATCCAGTAAAGTTTGCATCAGGAAGTAAGTTAAACGTTCCTGTTGTAATATCAGTTCTGATTTCAGCAGTGTTAGAACCACCGCCACCGTGAACTTCAATATCCTCTTGGAATCTAGCATCGCCAGTGAATCTGGACTCACCATCAACAACCAATGCCCTGTCTAGTTCAGTGTTGTTTACGTTGATACCAACGCGACCATTATTAGTAGTTGCAACTCTGAGGGTTGCTTCATTGTTTGGATTTGCACTGTCACCACCAACTAATAGTGCATTGTCTTCTGCATTTTCAGTTCTAGCATTGAATGCAGCATGGTTTAGATAGTCAGCAATTTTCTTGCCACTAATGAATGCGTTACCAACAACGTCAAGGTTAGCACGTGGATCAGTTCCACCATCAACAAATGCACTTTGATATGCATCATGTGCAGATCTTGCGACAGTGTTGATACCAAGTTTGTAATCACCGATATTGTCAGTCTCAGTTCTGAGTGCCTCTGCACCTAGAACACCAACCTCTTTCCACGAAGAGTTAGAGAACTCCATGGAAACTCCATTGCCAATGGCAACTTCATCTGCCCATAGTCTTGGATTATCATTAGCAACATTTCCTCTGTTTTCAATGATTGCAATCTGACAAGATGTTGCAGTATTAGAGAATCCATTAGCAATGATTTGCCATAGACCATTGAATGCGCTATCACTAAAGTTAGAGATTCTAATCTGAGAACCAGATTTAACACCAACTTGCTCGTTAGATAGGTTATTGCTCCAGTTAATAGTAATAACAGTGCTACCATCCATGGTAACATTAAGAATATTGGAGTTAGCAATCGTCTGATAGAACGATGCATAGATCCAACCAAGAGATCCACTTCTGCCTACTTCAGCACCCTTGAGTAGAATATCACCAGATAGTGGTGCATTTCCACCATAAGATACATTCTGAGTTGCATTTAGTGCAGTCCCTAATCCAGTTCCATAGAGAGGAGACTGGTTTGGTGTGATGTTAGATCCAATAGCAGCAACTGCATGGTTTTGAATCTTATATCCTTGTGCTGCACCGTTTGAACCACGTGGGTTGAACTGGAAGATAGAAGCAGCAACTCTATTTCTGGCAATAATAATATCACCATTCGTATCTTGATTAAGGAACTGCTGAGTCTTATCAAGAGTTCCATCATCACCATCGCTAGGTGATACATTAGAAATGACATTTAGAGCATACTCTCTAACTCTACCAAGAACATTGATAGTAACAGGAGAGTTAAATGTGCTCATACGATCCTGAGCATCACCACCATTAACAGTGATGTACTCATTGAACGTTACAGGAGTATCAAACGTAGTAACAAGGTTACCGATATCTTCTGTATCATCATCAGAGTCAACCAACTGTGCAGACTCTAGGAATTCTTCTTCACCAGTAATAGCGTCAATCTTACGGTTACCAATATAGAGGTCACCATTAGAGTTTAGACCAGTGTAGAATACAAGACCACCGTCTTGCTTCTTAGACTGTGCATAGAAGTCTTGAGTTGGCGTTAGAACAATCTCCTGACGTGCTGGGAGACCTGTTGAGTAGTTACCAGGACCGAAACCAAGGTATTCAAACGTGTGGTTACCAGCACGAGCGATAGATGGTCTACGGAGTT